TAATGGTAGAATTTTATAAGCTAAAATACAGTGGCCATCCTGCTGAACAAAGAAAGTTAGTTGAAAAGCTACTTAAAGAGGGTAAGTTCGAAGACTTAGGTCCTGTTAATTTAGCTGAAATAAAAGGAACAAAGGCACGTCTAGCGTACAAAACAGCACTAAATTTCTTGAAAAATAGACCAACAGCAACACAATAGGCCGTTAGTAATGTCTGTTCCAATGTTCATTAAACTATTTGAAACGGTAGGCATACCGGTATTAACTGCGGCTGCTGCAGGGTATGCTTTGTGGTGGCTAATCAGATGGCTAACAGGAAACTTTAAACAAGGACTGCATGAAGAGCATGATGCCTTAGAAAAGAACATTGATAACATAAAGGCGGAACTAGATGAAGAAATACGGGATGCAAAAGAAAGCCTGCAAAAAGAACTGTCAGAATGTAAAGTAATTCTTATACGACTTGTAGATAGAATCCGAGTCCTAGAAATAAACTTTGTAGAACACGATGAGACGGTACGTGCTGCGTATGGGCTAAAGCGTGCCAGAAGAAAAAAGCCCCGCCACGAGATGGTGGAAGAGCTTCAAGAACAATTAAAAGATGCAGGCAAAACCAATGGCAACTAAAGTAAACCCCGCACCAAGGCACACGTAAAATATCAGTGAAAGCGGTAACCTAAGATACACGCTAAAGTTGAAGCAAGAAGACAAAGATACAAAACTAAAAAATGGGGCATCGCGCTCTTCTTAATAACACATCTTATGCGGGTATAAACACTAGTAGAAGGAGCCTTTGTGCTCCTTCTTTTTTGCATCCACTCCTTTGCTTCTTTCTCAAGCTGCAATTAATTTAGCCAAGTTTTGAAAATACGCCTTATTAAATCCGCGTTCCCATTCCTTGTAAAAGGTGGTGTTGTCCTTATAAGGATTGGTAAGCCTCCCTCTATGAAAGGCTCTAGATCCCTTCTCAACCTGAATTCGCAGGGGAGGTTGCCTATCTTTGATTTGTGTATTTCGCATAATACTTTTCTCCTTATTGTGCTGCTGCAGCCAAGGGCATAACTGGCGGAAAATCTACTATTTCACAGGCACCCGCTGTACAGGCTAGTTCTTGTGTCCCAGTAGTGGAATCTTCCTTTTCGTAGCTATGAAAATCTTTCCAAACAACTTCGTTGGGCATAGTTGATAAAAGTGCAAGATATGCCTTCTTGTCACAGTCTTGATACGGCTCCTGATTATATGTGTGATCTGTCATAGGGAGAAAGCTTATACCGGACATGACATCAAAGTTCTCATACACAAAACTGGCTACCTCCAACCACTCATCTTCTTTAACACTAACAGTTATAGACGGCTTATGCTCACACCAGAAAGTAGCATACATTTTCCATAAATGCAAGTGATCAAGTGCAGAAATATCCTTTCGTGTGACAGCATAATCAGGAGACTTTATAGGAAAAGAAAATACTGTCGTGCTATCTGGCTTTTCTTCAGCATCCTCGTGAGGAAATCCCTGATCAATTAAGAACTGGGTAAGTGGGTCTTTTTTATCTGCTCGTATCGTCCTGATGTAATAATCATTGTGTCTAGGATGAATGCCGCTTGCTGCATCTACTAGCTGGCTCACAGTGCCGGAAGGCTTAACACAGGTAATTGCAGCCGAATGCTCTATGCCTAGCAGATCTGCCCATTTGCAATTGGTATCAACCGCATGTTGTCTAAGGTCGGCTAATAGTTCCGGTAAGTTGTCCCTTGTTTTGTTTGACAGAATTTTATTATCCATAATACCGGTCAAAGACACACCCAGTAATCTTTCTTCCTCAGTATTACGAGTCCAATGTCGGCTCAACCCCCTAATGTCTGTCAAGCAAGATTGTATGGTGCCTAAAATAGTAGCAATCTCAACTTTCTTATGTAACATTTTGGGTGTATCGTCTGCTCTTACTACTACTTCTGATAGGTTACAAAACTGTTTGGGCCGTAGAATAATTTCACAGCAGGGATTTGTGCCGTAATCAATATTAGCATCCCGTCTTTCATATTTAGCCGCCTGTTGTTGGGCAGCATGGCGATTGAATATACCCCTCTCTCCTGATTTAGAATCGTATAGAGAAATCCATTCTCGCATGAAGGTTCCTATGTCGGGCTTCTCTGTGTAGCACACACTGTTATTAGAAAAAGATCGTTGCGGTTCTGTATCCCACCACTTTCCTGCCTTTGCGTGTCGCATTCGATCATCGGAAAGATTGGACAAACTAATTAGGGCAGACCTTCGAACCCCACCTACAACTACCACATCTGCAATCTTACACATGAGATCATGACATTCTATACTAGTTAGCTTTCGTCCAGAAGCCTTTTTAAAAGTATGTATAGTAAAGATAAACAGTTTATCTAGAGGATCGGGACCACTGGCTCGACCACCAAATGTCTTTAATCTGGCTCCCGCTGGGCGTATTCTGGACACGTCCCACTGAGGGACCATACCAGCATACAGAAGATTGATCAGTTCTTTATAGCCACGATGCCATCCCTCTTTACTATCTTGCACGATAATAGTTGTCTCACTATTTTCAAAATCATGCGGCACTTTAGGAAGTTGAGATATGAACTGTCGTTCGACAGAAAAGCCTACACCAGTACCGTGCATCAAAATGTATAAGCACTCATCAAATGCTCGTGGACTATCGACAGGTAAATAACTGCAATTGTAAGCAGCGATATGGTTACGCTCCAAAGCAGGGCCTGCAGTCATCATAGCTCGCATGGAAGGCATAACCTGCAAGGAGGTGATGGCCGAATACAAATCAGAATAGGTTTCCTCTGGAAGGAAAAACTCGTGGTGTTTTTGTAAGTAATCTTTATAGAAATTCAATAAGCGAGTTACCGTTTCTTGCCATGTTTCCCTTCTTTGTTCTGCCTCATTCCATCGAGCATAGCGTGACATGGCTATAATTCTTTGGTAGTCACTCATTAAATTGTTATTCATTTATTTGTCCTCCAGTGCATTTTATAGTTAAACGTACAAGACTTGTGCCATCTAGATGACCTACTAGTTCTTCTAACATGTCCTCAAGCTCTTCCGTTGGATCTCCATCTATAGGCATAGGAAAATCTTCGGGATCTAATTCCAAAACCATAGATACTCGGGCTTTAATTTTCATTGGCCTTCTATTACATCCCTTATTTTTTCATCTAGTTCAACGCTTTTTATTAATCTATT